CACCTACTGATGCGTGTATCGTTACTTATGAATACAACGAGAAGGTCTGTCGTGATCTCACTAGAGGTTCAAGAGTTCATTTGTTTGATATGTATTATGATAAGTTTAAAACAGGTCTAAAGATCATAGACTATGGTAAGGGAACAATCAAACCTGCATTGTGGGGATACAATAATCCAAAGACCAAAACCAAAAAGCGAAAGTGATTCCAAAAAAGGGGGAAAAAATTTCCCCCAAAATTTTTCGTGTGTAGGGTTTTCTGTAACAAAAAATACAATACTACTTGCATATATAGTATGAATGTGTTAATATAAACACATCGTTCATCTTATGGGCATTTTTTTACCACTTATACTTGCTAATCACGAACCAGTCCATTGGACTATTAAGTGTGAAGGATGGAAAGAACTGTCTTACGAAATTCAACAAGACCAACATCTTGATGAAGAGAGTAAGTTAGGACTAATTGACTACTTTAAAACTAAAGTAGAAGAAGAATGCAATTTTGAACCATAAGACGCAAGTAAGCCGACTCGGAACGGGTTCGTTCATCCTCGCAAGAGGACGCAAAAGCCGACTGAAGGAACGGGAACACGGATCACTCGCAAGAGTTAAAGGTGTAAATTTCCAACTACTTTAGGAGAAACCAAATGGCACAAGTCACATACCGTGGTGTTAAATATGACACCGATAGAAACAAAGCAAAGCAGACTAACAAGGTCGATCTAACTTACCGTGGTGTAAGAACAGAAAAAGAACTTACAAGTCTTAAGTGATTGAAACATTAGAGATATGTGTAGCATCTGCTATCTTTCTCACAATCATAACTGCTGAACTTAAGTTCCTATATGGAAAATAAACATAGGGAGGGTTGCATCCCTCCTTTTTTTATGCTATTATGATTGAAACATTAATATTATGGACAGAGAAAAATTAAAACTGATGGTTCGTAACTTAGAGTTATTAGTTGATGATATTAAAGCAGAAGTTTTTTCTGATGTACAATCTTATGTAAGTCCACCTCCAACCATCACGCAAGATTATGATGAAATACTAGAGGACGACGATGGCTACCCAGACTAGCAGAGCAAAAAGATTAATTAAGTTATTAGAGAGACTACTTAAAAAAGATTATCTCTACGATAAAGAACAACTTAAATTGATTCGAGAACAACTTAAAGTTGCTAAAAATCAATTAGCAAAAATTGAAGAACAAACATCAAAAGGATTTAAATGAAAGTATCACTCATAAGTGTATCACCCGATGCTGAAAAGCACATGGCATATTGTGCTCGTGTAAGTAATCCTAATAACCAAGACAATGATAATTATGCAGGTCTATTAAGATACTGTATCAAACATCAGCATTGGTCAATTTTTGAGCAAGCGTTTATGACACTTGAGATTAATACGACAAGAGGACTTGCTGCACAAATATTAAGACATCGCTCTTTTACATTTCAAGAGTTTAGTCAAAGATATGCTGATACAAATATATTAGATACAAATATACCTTTACCAGAATTAAGAAGACAAGACACAAAGAATCGTCAGAATAGTATTGATGATATACCAGATGATCAAAGTAAAATGTTACTTGGTCGAATACAAAATTATTTTAATGAAGGACTTGATTTATATAATGAACTACTAAGAGAGGGAATTGCAAAAGAGTGTGCGAGATTTGTTTTACCACTTGCAACACCAACTCGCATTTATATGTCTGGAAGTGTCCGTTCTTGGGTTCATTACATTGATCTCCGCTCTGGACACGGAACACAAAAAGAACATATGGATATAGCAAATGCCTGTAAGTCCATATTTACCGAACAGTTTCCAACTGTATCAGAGGCTTTGCAATGGGTCTAAATAACTATACTACTTTATAATATTATGGCAACATATCCTGTAGTTAATTCAAAAACTGGTGAACAAAAAGAAGTGATGATGAGCGTCACAAAATGGGATCAGTGGTGTAAAGACAATCCTGATTGGTCAAGGGATTATTCTGATCCCTCAACTATGCCAGGTGTCGGTGAAGTTGGAGAATGGAAAGACAAGTTAAGAAAGAGTAAACCTGGTTGGAATGATGTCCTTAAAAAGGCAGCAAAATCACCTGGTTCAAGAGTAAAGTCACTTTAATCAAATGCCAAGAAAAAAGAAGACTAATGGGGATCAACCCATAGGTATCGGTTTAACTACGAAACAAATGAAACGTAAAAAACCGATTGGAAATACTTACCTTCTTGATATTGAACCTATCACTGATAATCAAAAGAAACTTTTTGATTCATATGCAGAGGGAAAACATCTTGTTGCATATGGCACAGCAGGAACAGGAAAGACATTTATTTCTTTATATAATGCTCTTGCTGATGTATTAGATGAAACAACACCATACGAAAGAATCTATCTTGTACGTTCTTTAGTATCAACTCGTGAGATTGGATTTTTACCAGGAGACCACGAGGACAAAGCAGATATTTACCAAATACCATACAAAAATATGGTAAAATATATGTTTCAAATGCCAACTGACGCTGACTTTGAAATGTTATATGGTAATTTAAAAGCACAGGAAACAATTAAATTCTGGAGTACATCCTTTATCAGAGGAACTACTTTAGATAATGCTATCGTAATTGTAGATGAATTTCAGAATCTTAATTTTCACGAATTAGATTCAATTATTACTCGTATTGGAGAAAATAGTCGAATTATTTTCTCTGGTGATGCTAGTCAAAGTGATTTGGTAAAAACAAATGACAGGAATGGCATACACGACTTTCTCAACATATTGCGTAAAATGCCATCTTTTGATATAATAGAGTATGGCATTGATGATATAGTTCGTTCTGGACTTGTCAAAGAATATATTATTTCAAAACTTGAAGTTGGTCTTTAATGTTTAATCATGTAGAACTGAATCTTCCTAAACTTTCCAGAGAAACTATTGACGGTGTTCGATATTACTCTGTACCTGATGAAGATGAATTAATTAAATTAGTTTCGATTACATCTGTTACTAGTCACTATAATAAAGAAATTTTTATTAATTGGCGAAAGAAAGTAGGTGATGAAGAAGCAAATCGTATTACTAAAGCAGCGACCACCCGTGGTACTGACTTTCACACACTTACAGAGCATCATTTATTGAATGATGAGAAACTTCCAAAAGTTCCTCCAATATCTAATTTTCTGTTTAATGTGGCGAAGCAAAAAATTGGTAATATAAATAATATTTACGCTTTAGAGGGTTCTCTCTACAGTAGGCAACTAGGCATTGCTGGAACAGTCGATTGTATTGCAGAATACGAAGACGAGTTAGCGATAATAGATTTTAAGACTTCAAAAAAACCAAAACCAAGAGACTGGATAGAACATTACTTTGTCCAGTGTATGGCATACGGTTGTATGTTATATGAATTAACGGGTATATCTGTTAAAAAATTAGTAATCATTATGTCCTGTGAAAATGGAGAATGCATCGTCTATGAAGAATACAACAAAGCAAAGTATATCAAACTCCTCGGAGAATACATTAACAAATTTATTCAAGATAAACTGGAACTCTATGGAACCGAATAAAGAATTAGAACAGGCAATCGAGAATAAATTCTTGACACCATCTAAATTTGCAATGGAAATCGAAAAGATTGTTGCAGCTGAAGAGGACTTCAATTATATTGATGCAATATGTTACTATTGCGAAACTAACAATATTGAGGTAGAATCAGTATCGAAGTTAATATCCAAACCTTTAAAAGAAAGATTAAAATGGGATGCAACCCGTCTTAATTTTATGAAACCTACATCAAGAGCAAAACTGCCTTTATAATGAAAAAATCAGAATTAATTCATTGGAGATTGCAAGCGATGCTTCGTGAGCATACTTTCCGTGATTTACAGTACTTAGGTGTCAGACCTGATAGTATTGGTATGAATCAACATTGGTATCGTATCGGTGAAGCGGAAGTTCCCGTAGATGCAATTACAGAATTAGATAGTGAAGAGGAAGATGATGAAAGTGACACCATTTGAAACCTACCAATCATATCTATCAATGAAAAGTCATTTTACAAACCGTAAGTATGATTTTTTTAAATATGGTATTTTTTTTCCA